ATATCCATTATGAATATGGAGAATTGTGAGGCAGATGATGTGATTGGTTATTTGTCTAAACACATTTACAAAGATAACAAAACTACAATCGTGTCAACAGACAAAGATTTTTTACAATTGGTCGACAAGACCACAAGGGTGTATTCACCTACTAAGAAAAAAATGTATGACGAAACCAAAGTATTTGACGAGTACGGAATACACCCAAAGAATTTTTTATTATTTAGAATGTTTGACGGAGATAAGTCAGACGGAATACCAGGAGTAAATGGTATAGGTATGAAAACTTTAATCAAGTTATTTCCATTTATGGCAACAGAAAACCAACACACATTAGAAGACATATACAGAAGTGCAGAAACACAGAAAGTTCCATTGTGTGAAAGAATATTACAATCAAAGGATTTATTAGATATGAACAAAACTCTAATGGATTTAGAGGACGGAATCATATCAGGACAACAAAAATTAAAAGTAAAAGAAATAGTAGAACGACCAATACAAAGATTAATCAAACATAGATTTCAAACTATGTTCTTAGAGGATAAAATGTATCAAGCATTACCTAATCTAAATAGTTGGTTGGCAACTACATTTAATCGTATGAATTATATAGCAGAAAAAACTCACAATGGGTAGAAAACTAAAATATCATACAGAAAAAGAAAGACGAGACGCTCAAAGAAAGTGGCAAATGGACCACTATCAACGCAACAAAGAAGAAATAAAACAGAAAGCTCGTGAAAAATATAGACAAAAGAAAAGAAATCAATTATATGAAAAAAAAGTTAATGATTTGTATGGGGACAATGATATTTAATATAACAGGTTATGAGTAAAAACGAATCACTAATACAATACGGAACATCTTTCCAATCAAAAATCATCGCATCATTGTTGTTAAACAATAAGTTTATCAAAACCGTATACGATATATTGGAAACAAGTTATTTTGATGCCGATAGTAATAAATTTCTAATCAAACAAATCAAAGAATATTTCGACCACTACAAAATCCCACCAACAATGGAAGCTTTAAAAGTTATCATTGATGACTTGGATAACGATACATTAAAAACATCAGTAGTGGATAGTTTAAGAAACGCTTGGAACCACAGAGAATCACCAGACTTACAATTCGTTCAAGAAAAAACTATTGAGTTTTGTCGTAATCAAGTTATTAAAGCAGCAATTATGGAATCAGTAGAATTGTTGGACACTCAACAATATGATAAAATCAAGGGTGTGATTGATACTGCTATGACCGCTGGTATAGAACGAGATATAGGACACGAATATATTACAGGATTGGAAGAACGACTAACACAACAATCAAGAAAATGTGTTCCTACGAAATGGGATAGTGTTAATGAATTAATGGACGGAGGTTTAGCAGGTGGTGAGTTAGGTGTGATTGTAGCACCAGCTGGTATTGGTAAATCTTGGACACTTCAAGCAATCGGAGCAGACGCAGTTCGTCAAGGTAAAACCGTAATACATTATACATTAGAATTAAATGCACAATATGTTGGACTAAGATATGATACGATTGTATCAGGACAACCAACAGCAAATCTACAATACCACAAAGAAGAAGTGGCAAAGAAAATTAGTCAATTAAAGGGTGAGTTGGTAATTAAATATTATCCAACACGAAGCGCATCAATCAATACAATCACGGCACACTTACAACAATGTGAACTACAAGGTATAAAACCAGATATGATTATTGTGGATTATGCCGACATTATGAAGTCTACACAGAACTTCACAGAAAAAAGACACTCAATAGGATTGATTTATGAAGAATTAAGAGGTATAGCGGGGGAATTTGATATTCCTTGTTGGACTGCTTCACAAGCAAATCGTTCATCTTTGGAAGAAGATGTAATCGGAGCAGATAAAGTATCAGAAGACTACTCGAAGGTGATGACGGCAGACTTTGTAATGAGTATGAGTAGAAAAGTAGAAGATAAGATTGCAAACACAGGTCGATTCCACGTTATTAAGAATAGATTTGGACCAGACGGATTAACCTTTCCGGCAACCATTAATACCAATACAGGTTTCATACAAATATACGAAACCAACACACAAGAAGGTAGACAAACACAAGGCAAAATGAATAATTCTGAAGAGTATTTAAGAAAGACATTAGCTCAGAAAAAGAAAGATTTTGACGCTGGTGGGTTTGAATAAAAACTTCTAAGAAAAAGTTTATAAAACTTCAAAGAATTTAAAATATTCTCGTATTAAACGAATATATATAATAGTTATTATCGTGAGAAAAATAAAGAGAAAAGAGGACAAATAAAATGTTTAAGTTATCAGAGAATTTTATCAGTAAATACAAACGCAAGAAAGCACCATTTGGGTTCAATGGTTTGGGTGAATTAGTCTATATGAGAACCTATTCAAGAATTAAAGAAGACGGAAAAAATGAAAGATGGTGGGAAACCGTCCAACGTGTAGTTGAGGGAACTTACACAATGCAAATGAACCACATTGAATCACATCAATTAGGTTGGAATCCTTGGCAAGCACAAAAGTCAGCACAAGAAATGTATGATAGAATTTTCAATATGAAGTTCTTACCACCAGGTCGTGGTTTATGGGCTATGGGAACAGCAATCACAGAAGAAAAGGGATTGTATGCCGCACTAAATAATTGTGCATTTGTATCAACCAAAACACTAAAAGAAGATTATGCAAAACCATTTTGTTTCTTAATGGACGCTTCAATGTTAGGTGTTGGAGTAGGATTTGACACAAAAGGAGCGGGAGAAATTATCGTTAAGGGTGTTGATATTAAAAGAGAAGCACAACAATTCCAAATACCAGATACTCGTGAGGGTTGGGTAGAATCATTACAACTTTTATTAGAAAGTTATTTTCACGGACAAGCACAAGTTGAATTTGATTATAGTTTAATTAGATTAGCAGGTGAACCTATTAAAGGATTTGGTGGAGTATCATCAGGACCAGAACCATTGGAAGAAGTCCACGAAGAAATTAGACAAGTATTAGAGGGTAATACAGGACAACCAATCACAATCACAACCATTGTAGATATTATGAATCTGATTGGTAAATGTGTTGTGGCAGGTAATGTAAGAAGAACAGCAGAGATTGTATTCGGAGACCCAGATTCAGAAGAATATTTAGATTTAAAAAATTACAAAGTAAATCCACACAGAGACCAATTCGGTTGGACATCAAACAACTCAATATTTGCAGAACTCGGTATGGATTATACAGAAGTTGCAAAACGAATCGTAGATAATGGAGAACCAGGTTTGGCTTGGTTGGATAATATGAGACATTATTCTCGTATGAAAAATGGTGGTGATAATAAAGACCACAGAGTAATGGGTGGTAATCCTTGTTTGGAACAATCATTAGAATCATATGAATTATGTTGTTTAGTAGAAACATTTCCAGACAATCACGACGATTTAGAAGATTACAAACGAACACTAAAATATGCATATTTATATGCAAAAACCGTAACACTCGGAAGAACACATTGGTCAGATACTAATCGTGTTATGTTGAGAAATAGAAGAATCGGTTGTTCAGTTAGTGGTGTCGCACAATTCATAACTAATCGTGGACTAAATGAGTTTAGAGATTGGTTAGAGGGTGGATACGATACCATACAAGAGTGGGATAAGATGTATTCAGATTGGTTCGCAATACCAAGAAGTATCAAGACTACATCAGTTAAACCAAGTGGTACGGTTTCTTTATTAGCCGGAGCAACACCAGGTTTACATTATCCTGAATCAAGATTTTACACAAGAAGAATTAGATTATCAATCAATTCTGAATTAGTAGAACCCCTAAAAAAAGCAGGTTATAAAATTGAACCAGCGTTTGGGTCAGAAGACTCAACATTAGTCGCTGAAGTGCCAGTAGATGTTGGTGAAGGAATAAGAACAGCAGCTGAGTTATCCATTTGGGAACAATTCAGTTTAGCAGCATTCCTACAAAGACATTGGGCAGACAATCAGGTTAGTTGTACTGTGACATTCGACCCTGAAACAGAAGGAAAAGAAATTCCATTTGTATTAAATTACTTCCAATACCACCTTAAAGGAATATCGTTACTACCAAGACACGATTATGGAGCATATCCACAAATGCCTTATGAAGCAATTG